GGGCGGCGTTACCGTTCTTCGGGAGGCCAAGCTATGACCAGCGGCGGGCGTGAGTTTCTGAAATGGCTGGCCGTGCTGCTGATGACCGGCGATCATGTGGTGACGGCTCTCGGCCTTGGGTACGTGCCGGTGGTATCCGAAGCGGGGAGGGTGGCTTTCCCCGTCTTCGCCCTGGTCATGGGTTACAACCTCGCCCAGCCCGGTGCGGATGCGTTGAAGTCGGTCAAGCGCCTCGCGTTGTGGGGGCTTATCGCTTCGCTGCCGGCATACCTCGTGTTTGGCTCGCTGCTGCCGTTGAACGTCCTGCTGACGTTTGCCCTTGGTGCCGCCGCGACTTGGGCTGTGGAGCGTCGTCTGTGGCCGCTGGTGGTCGTCTGCGCGGTGGCGCTGCCGCCGTTCGTGGATTACGCGTGGCCGGGCGTGTGGCTCGTTCTGGCGGCTTGGGGCTGGTTTCGCCAGCATGGCCGACGCATGCACTGGCTGCTGGGGTCATGGGACTGGCGCAGGGCGCGCTTGTACGCCGTCATGCCGATATGGGTGTGGATCTCCATGGGCCTGCTGTGCGTCTACAACGGCAATGGCTGGGCGCTTCTTGCGCTGCCTCTGATGCAAGTCGGGGGATGGGGTTGGCCCGTGCCCAGGACCCGCTGGGCGTTCTACTGGTACTACGTCGGCCATTTGGCTTTGCTCGCGCTGGCTGCATCGATATTTGCGTGACGCATCACGCCCGATACGGACCTAGCAAGGCTCGTCCGGCCTATCCCTCCACCCGCCTTCGATTGGTTGCAGCCGACGCCCACGAATGCACCTCTCTCCCGGTCGCAAGGGCAGGGGCATGTATTCGGCCTGTGGGAGCGGTATCTGCCGAACCTTGGGCATGGCCTCCCGCAGGACCGCAGCCATTTCTTTGTCAGCGCGGGCCATTTCAGCCTTAAATTGCGCCTCTTCCTCCGCCGTCATGGGGCGGGTCAGCTCCCTAGTTATGGCAGCAGCTTGTCTACGTGCATTCCATTCGATTAGGCCCATGGCTATGACGATGGCCAGGACAACGCCTGCGGCGATGTGTGCCCACGGAGGGCCGGGTTCACTGTGACGCACGTGGCGCTCTCGTTCGGTACGGAAGCGCATTTCGGTCATGTCCGGCGTGCTGAATGTCGGCTCTTGGCGTTCGCGGTCCATGTGATCCCCCTAGATCGGTTCCTGCGCGCATTCTAGCCGGGGTGTAGGGGCGACGCCCCTACGGTGGCGCTTTCATCCGGCAGACTTCCCGAAGTGGCGTTCCCTGAAATCGCCCAGATCCACGACAACGACCTTGACCATCTGACGCCGACCTGCGATTGCCTTACCGGCCTCGGCCTTGCGTCTGGAGGCGTAACCGGCGAGCCTAAGTTCCATCTTGTCCCGCCACGCAAGGCCAGCAAGGCGTTCTGGGGTCATGCGGTCGCCGTCGGGGCTGACAAGGTAGTTGCCGCGAACGCTCCAGCCTGCGAAGGGGCCGGTCAGGTACTGAGACATGCATCAATGCTCGCTTTGTCCTTGGAACCACGGATAGGCAAGAACGATGCCAGCACCAGCTTCAGCAGGCCCAAGTAGTACCGCCCGGCATTTAACATAATATACATTATGCGAAATGGCTGATGACCCGTCTTGTGACGTTCGTCGGCTCCGGCTGGCGCTGGCTCAAGCTCTGGATCGGCTCTTGCTTCCCCTCTCGGACACCCAACAAGGACGAGATCGCAGCATGACCGAGATGGATACGCACGACCGTATCAACCTAACCGGCCCTTGGGCCGGTTTTGGCTTTCAGGCCGGTCACATGTTCACCCCTGAGGGCTACAGCCTTGAGCCGGTCGATATGACCTGGTGGTCGCTCACCTGCAATATCGCCCGGGAATGGCGGCTGATGATGGAAGAAGCCCGGCCGCGGCCGACGCGATCGCTGACCGCTGGAAAGCCCTGCGCCACAATGGATTCCAGCGTCGTATACCTTCGCGAGTACGTCAGAATTCGCAGAGAAAGGCGATTGGGCATGGGTGATCCCGGTGCCGGTGCCGAGCCGTCTAATGTGGTCCACATGTCGCGTGGGCCGCGACGCCCCAAGCGCGGATGAGGCGTTGACCGTAGGGGCGCAGCCCCTACACCCCGATCCGGAGCCTACGGACAACCTCCGAGGCCCCATTCAAATGGGGACCTAGGGGATAGATGGTGGTCGTGTTGGAGGCGAAATCCAGAGCTTGCGCGGCGTCTTTAATCAGCTTTTCAAGCTCATCTCCATGCACTCCAAACGATTTTGTGCTGTCCGCTCCGATTATGTGTTCAACGTCCTGATGTGCAATCCGCTTGCTCACCACGGTGCACACAGGCTTTGCGGACCGGCAGTAGTCGTCGCTCAAGGCCTTGAATAGATCACCCCTGGGGTGGCTTCCGGCATGCAGTCGTGCAGCTAAGCCTGCGAATGAAATGTTCTCTTTCTTGCCAGTCATGGCTGGGTCGCATAGCCCGCGAATCGTCGTGAATATTGAGGAAATGAGGGCGCGCTGGACAATAGAAAAAAAGTATGGAGCGGTAGCGTTGAGGGTATCAACTGAGTCCGACTCGTAGAACAGGTCGCGGTACTCACAGAACTCAAAGTGGGCCTGGCTGACGCGATTCTCCAGAGCTTCGAAGTATGCGTGATCCTCGGGCCGGAGACCGGAAAGACGATCGTTGGAATCCATGGACATATGTAACCCCTTTGCCACCAGGCGGGTCAGTCTGCAGATACTATAGCCGGACGGTACTAAGCCCCCCTCGCCTCCCTCCACTGTGTGAGCGGAATCATTCTTTCAAATCGCGGCATCGTAACCAGTGGCCTTGATTGTCCCTGAGCTGCTCCCAGCCGTTACTGAGCCGGCGCATCGCGGTTCCGCCCACGCAAGCAGCGCCCAGCGCCTTTGCATCAGCACTGCCCATGGCAGGAAGCGCCACAACATCGGTCGACGGCACTGGCAGGCCCTGACGTTTCGCGGTGCCCTGGATATGGGCGCGCTCGATGTCGTTACACAGAAGTTGGAATCGGGGGTCGGAGAACTGATCACACTTCATCGGCGTAGCACCGGGGTTGTATGCCTGCTTACGTCCCGGCTGGTGCTTAGGCTGCGACTCACGCCCGGAAGCGGTGTGCACCTGCTGAGCAGATGCCGACCCGACGCAAAGTAGCGCCATTGCGATGATCATCCTTGCGTCCATTTGCCCCCCTGTAGCTGGGGGCATCATAGCCAGATCCGGTGTGACCCGTCACGTTATTAGCCGCCGTAACGATTCTGCACGGACTCTGGGAACGTGCCGACAGGACGGCTGCCGACAGAAATGATGGCGTCTCGCCCACCTGCGGCGGTCGTCGGCTGTGTCTCGCTCGCGCTCGTCACAGGCGTCGCCGCCGCCCTGATGCGAGCGGTAGTGTTGGCGGATTGCTCGCCGAACGGATCAACGGGCCATGAGGTGGCGATGATCTCGTTTCCCTTGGCCGACAGGATGACGCCAAACTCAGTTCGCTTGACGGACCAGCCGAGGGCCCACAACTGCTCAGTCGTGAGCCGATCAACTACCTGGCCACCGCCGTTGGCCCGGAACTCAACAATATCGCGCTGTCCGTACCAGCCTGCGTGCCGAGCCCTGGCATTTGCCGCCATGTCTAGAATGTACCGCACGCCTGCTGGAACCGGCTCCTTTACCGCTGGCGCGGGGGCTTTGGTAACGACCGTCGAAGGCTGCGAGCCGGGCGCGCTGGCAATGGCTGGAATCGACGCTCTCTGCGAGGAAACCACCTCTTTAACCTTGTCCGCGTTGCCAGTCGTGTCACCACCGAGAAAGAAGCGGACCAGCATGAAAACACCCACGATCAAGGCCAAGCCCATCAGGATCGTGGGACCACGGAGCGTGCGCCAAAGCGTGCGCGTGTTGCCCTTGTAGACCTCGTTCGATTCGATGCCAGGCCGCACGCCGTGGTAGAGGTCCCACACCGCGGGATCGTACTTGCGGGTCTCGGTGCCGACGGTTTCGTACTTGCCGGTGCCGGTCGCTGCATAGAAACGAACCGAATAGCGTTGATCGGCCCCGAGCGCGTCCAGCTTCGTGTAGGTGTTCTTCTTCGCCATGCGCCGGATGATCAGTCGGTGCAGATCCTTATAGTCCTGCGAGA